TTCAAGGTACGTATCATCACTAAGGGCGAGGCGGCCCTGCAGTACATGTCAACTCACATTCAAGTGAGTATGCATGATTATCTTCGAACTCTTCCATGTTTTCGGCTGATCGGGAAGTCCCCGTTCACGTCGGACATTGAAGATATTAGAGATGAGATGCTCAAGCATACTGCAGAGCTGCGCCGTCTTGGTCTTGGTGATCTTGTGGATTCGCTCCTTGTCTGGGGCTCCGCTGACTTTTCAGGAGCCTCTGATGGGACAGTGTCTCTACTGCGCGACGTACTTTTGAGTCTTGTTTTACGTTTTTTACCCATTGACTGGCAGGCTCTTGGTGCCGCCTGTAATGGTGATCACTTTGTGACGTACCCGGGCCCATTTCTCTATCCCTCAATGGAAGAATTGGGAGTACCCCCGGCCGTCCTCCAGCAGCTAGGTACACTTATGGGAGAGAAGACGTCTTTTGTCATCCTCTGTCTAGAGGTCCTCGTGGCTCACGTCAGCGCGTTACGTCGTGTTGGCGACCCAAGAACCCTGGATTCCATTCTTAAAAGTGTGCTTATTAACGGTGACGACCGGCTGTGTTTAACGACTCGGGACGCCGAGGCAGAATTTTGGAGATTTAATAAGGAACATTTAGGCTTTGAAGAGTCTAAGGGAAAATCTTATAAGCATCCAAGGTATGCGAATATCAACAGTCAGTCCTACATTTGTGATCTGACAGGTCCATGCTGGAAGGTCCCAGTTCGGTGCTCCGGTCTTGAGTGGGGTCAGAAGAAACTTGACGAACCTTTTGATCCAACTGCCGTGATAACGCAGGTTCTCGATGGATGCCTTGATTCTGCAATGGAGTGGACTGTTCTTCAGCGCTACTTCAGCCGCTTCGAAGGTGCTTTGGAAAAGTGGGCCGGCGGTCGGTGTCTCTTCGCTCACCAATCCCTTGGTGGGTGCGGAGCCCGCCTTCCGAGCGTTCATGGGAAGAAGCGCTGTCAGACAAGTCGCGGCCCGTGCTTCCATCGACCGGGTCTCCGCTGGAAGACTGCCGTCAGTCACGAGCAGCTCTCTGTGGCAAGTGGTCTAGCCCTCAAGGGTGATCTCGCTCCTTTGTACGGCCCGTATCTCGAAACGTAGGTACAGCCTCCCGAGCTTTTTCGGAGCCCCTGGAATGTTT